TCGGCCCCTCCCTGTTCACGAGCGCCACGACTTCCCGTTGCGCTTCTCGTACTGCTGGATCGCTGCCACGACGTCATGGCCGTTGCTGCCCGGCGGCATGTTGATGGTGACGTTCACGCCGCCGCCGACACCGATCCGGTTGTTCGGGATGACGGTGCCGCTCCGGCCGGGCACCACGATCTCCGGGCCACGCTCGCCGACGATGTACGGCGTACCGGCTGTGACCGGGCCGCCGGCGGCGCGCTCTTGCATGCGCCCTTCCATCTCGTTACGCAGACCGCCGCCGACGAGCTGGCCGCCGATCGACACGACACGGTTGCGGGCCAACTGGTTCAGGCGGCTCTCGATGGCGGCGATGTTCCCGGCGTCGAGCGTGGCGATCATCTGCGCCTTCGTCTCGGGCGGCACGTTCTCTAGCGCCATCACCATCTCGGCGATGTCTCGGGTGTAGTCGCGAGTCTCCTGGGCGCTGCGGCCCGTCTCGGAATGGTAGACGTACATCTTCTCGAAGAAGCCGTCCCATGCGTCCTGCTGGTCAAGGCTGCCGAGGAACGTCTTGTAGGCGTCGTCGAGGTCACGGGTGGCCTCTTCGGCTCGACGCGCCTCGTCGGTGAAGTCCTGCGCCGAACGATCGACCTGCCCGATCGACGTGGCTACAGCGTCAGCGGACGGCACCAACCGCTCGGCATACATGGCCGCCATCTCGTCGGCGGCCTCGGTGCCGTACTTCATCGAAGTGATGGTGGCTTCCATCGCCGCGGGGGCTTCATCGCCAAATACCTTGTTCCACTTGGTCTTGAAGAGGTCGATGAAGTCGCCGTACCCGGAAGTCAGGCTGACGCTGGCTTCACCATCTTCTACAAGCGTCGTGTTCAGAACCCCGAACGCATCGGCCGCGACCCCGGCGGCGTCAGCAAGGTTGCCGAGCACCGGCACGACAGCCTCACCGACGGCAAGCGCGACGGCGTCGAGCCGGTCGCGCACCTCGTCCATCCGGTCGCGGAACTCGCGAGCCTTCGCCAGTTCGTCTTCGTCGATCACCTGGGCGTCGGCGACGCCAGCGAGCGACGCCTTCAACTCGGCGGACCCCTGGCCGATCAGCTCGGCCATGCCCTGCCAGCCCTTGCCGAGCAACTGCGACGCAACACGCGCCCGCTCGGCCGGGTCTTCGATGGCGTTGAGCCGGTCGACGACGTTCAGGAAGGTGCCGTTCACGTCGGTGGCGCCGGTGTCGGTCTTGGCGATCTCGACGCCGAGGTCAGTGAACAACTGCGGCGAAGCGCCGAGCGTCTTGTTCATCTTGCCGAGCGCCGATTCGACGGTCCCGGCTTCGATGCCGATGTCGCCCGCCACCTCGATGAGGCGGCTGGCCTCATCGACGGCCAGGCCGGTGGCGTCGCTGAACTGACCGGCGGCCAGCGCCGTGTCTTGGAACGCCTTGACCGACTTCACGCCGAAGGCGATCAGTGCGCCGCCGGCGGCGAGGGCGAACTCGGCGGCGTTCGCCTTCACCGAGTCGAACGCCACGCCGCCTGCGGCCTTCATCTTGCCGAACGCGCCTTCGGCCTTGGCCACCTCGCCGCGCATCTTGCCGAGGCCCGACTGGGCCGGGCCGGTGACGAAGTCGATGACGACTGTGAGCTTGTCGCTGAACGCCATCGGTCACCCCCTGGTGATGCGTCGGAACTCGGCCTGCAATGCACGCCAAGCGCCATCGGTGCCGCCCTTGCGCTCACGCGCAGCGGCGATCGTGAAAGTCCGCAGGCCACGGGACGGCCCGTACGACGACGACGCCCTCGGGCCTTGCGGTGTCGTCACCACCCGGCCAGCGGTCGGGCGGCGAGCCTTGCGGCCGTTCGCTCGTGGGTAGATCGACCCCGACGCCTTGCGACCCCGCTCGGCGAGGAACCACACGCCCGACGGGCGGTGATTCATCGACAACTGCCAACCGGCCTCGTCGTAGCCGAGCCGCAGCGGCACTCGGCCACCCTTGAAGTTCGACATGGCCCGGTCAGCGCCGAGGGTGTCCTCTGCTGCCGACAGGCCGCCCTTCTTGGCGTCGCCACCAGCCGCACGCATGATGCGCCGCCGGGCGTCGTCGTCGAGCGTCGATTCCAACTTGCGCAAGTACGCCGAGATGGCCGACGCCTCGAAGCCGACACCGCTGCCTGCCACGGTCAGGCCGTGAGGCGGGTGACCACGCCGGTCGTCGGGAACGACAGCGACACCGTCGCCAACTCGCCGACGCCGTTGCTGATCGGCGAGTAGCCGAGGTTCAGGAAGCGCAGCACGTACGACGGGTTCGTCGCTGACCGCACCGCCGAGGTGGGCCGGATGTCCATGAACAGCGACGACGCCGAACCGAAGCCGAGCGTGCCACCGAGACCGAAGATCGCGTCGGTCACGCTGGCGTCGAAGTCCTGGTTGAGGGTCAGCGCCACGGTGCCCATCTGCAGGCCACCGATCTTCTGACGCCAACCGGCGCTGGCAAAGTTGGTGAAGTCGAGCTCTTCGGCCTCGAGGCTCAGTTCGACCTGGCTCACCAGGGCGCTGATGTTGACGGCCGAGGTGATCGTGCCCGATGCAGCGGCGACGCCGCCGGGAGCGGTGCCGGTCCATGCGGTGCCGACTTGGATGGTTGCTGAAGTCAATGCGAAGACGGCCATGACGGCTCCTTCTGTGCTGGGGGTGGTGGGGAGGTCAGGCCACGGCCGCAGCGGCGACGAAGGTCACCGACGTGAAGCCGGTGATCGTCCAGCCGAGGCGGGCATGCGTCTCTGCGGTGATCGGGCCAGCGACGCTCGCCAACTGGTGCCCGATCCCGGTGAAGGTCTGCGAGGTGATCCGAGTCGTTGCCGACGGAAAGCCGACGGCGTCGTCCGACTGCACCGTGAATACGATCGAGCCGGTGCCTGTCACGCTCAACACGTGGAACGTGGCGTAGAGCCGCTGCGTCGCGGTCGGGAACGTGAACGCCAGAGCGGTGCCGGTGCTCGAGGTGGTGCGAGCCGCCGACGGGTGCAGCACCTGGCCGCGGGCGACGACATCGGTGCCCGCCCAGTTCATCGAGAACCCGGCGGCGTCGCCGACAGCGCCACTGAGCGGCGTGTTGCCGAGCAGTCGGCCCTGGCCGATGAAGGCCACATCGCCGGCCGTTGCGGTCGAGACCGGCGCCACGGTGAACGTGTCGAGCACGGTGAGGCCGCTGGTACCGAACAGCGGATCGACGCCGATCAAGTCGAAGTCCTGGTAGCCGTCGATGCCGACCGAGAAGGTGCGCAGCCCGGCGATCTTCTGGCGCCAACCTCCGCTGTTGAGGGTCGTGACGTCGATCTCGTCGGCGGTCGCTTCCATCGTCACGGTTGTGGCGAAGGTGGCGATCTCGAGCGTGTCGACGATCGCCGAGACGCGCGTGTTGGCGTAGACAGGCATGCCCTACCTCCGGAGCTTGATGCCGACAACGAGCACGGCCATCACCGCCGCCGAGCCGTCATCGGCTCCAGCGCGTGACAGGCCCGACGCAGTGCGGACGATGGTGTCGTGGACGGCGCCGCCGAGCGTGCGGTCGGCGCTGATGGCGTCGACGATCGAGTTCGACATCCCGGCACCCGCCGAGAGCATGTCGAGAACGGCGATCTGGCTGTCGATGTCGCTCGTCCCTTGCGCCATCACTGCGACCTCGAGCTGCACATCGACGAGCGGCGCAGCACCGAACGATTCGTGATAGGCGACGAACTGGTCAGCGGGGCGCACGATGGCGCACGGGAACTGCGGCAACGTTGCGGGCTGCAGGTCGTAGCAGGCGAGCGCCCGAGACGTGTTGGCGTCGATCTGGTTGGCGAGCGCCGTCATCACGGCGCGCAGGTTGAGCGTCGCCATCAGAACACTCCGATGGCGTCGACCGGCGTGGCTGATTCCTTCACGAACGGCTTCAGCAGCTCCTCGACGTACGGGTTGAGCCGCACCCGCAGCGAGCCGAACTCGCCGAACGCAGCGACACCGTTACGGGTGTCGCGCTGCATGAGGATGTCCTTGGCGAGGATCTTGGTCGCCTCGATCACCGGGGCGGGCCTGACTGCCCAGCCCCACGCCGCCGTCACGACGATCGTCGCACGGCCCTCATCGGTGGCGTCGATGTACCAGTCGCCGTGGATGCGTCGGATCTGGTCGTACGGCACCGCCAGGCCGCTCGGCCGACGACCGTTCAGCGGCTCCAACTGGTAGCCGCTGGCAGCGATCGTGTCGCCGTTCTCGACGACCGACGTGACACTGGTGCAGTCGTCGATGATGACCAGGCGGTACGACTCGGGCACGAACGAGCGCGCCGAGGGCGAACCGGCAATGTCGAAGCTGCGCCCGCAATGCTCGTTCACGGCGATGACGGCGGCGTCGATGCCAGCCTGCAGGATCGAGTCCTCGGCAGTACCGAGCTCGTTGCGCACCCACGACTTGAAGTCGGTGAGCGAGACGTAGGCCACGTCAGCCCTCGGCCTTCACCTTGGCAGGCTTGGCAGGCTTAGCAGCGACGACCGGCTCGTCGGCGACGAACAGGTGCGGCCCGGCCTTCACCAGCGGGTGATCGGCGGCGAGCACCGCGCCCGCCTCGTAGGTGCCCGATGCGTGATGCACGGTCTCGGTCAGACGAGGCATCGCCCCTCCTCGATGTTGCGCACCTGCAGCGGTGCGGACGGAATGGACAGCGGCACGGCACGGTCGATCACCAGCGCCACCCGTTCGGTGTCGTCGGTGTTGATCACGCTGTGCCAGTCGTGGTGCGCCACCCGGAACGGCACGCCGACCTCGTGGTGCACCGGGGCGCCGCACTGCAACAGGCAGCCGGCCGTCGTGAACGGCAACTGCCACCGCTCCCAGTGCGGGCCCGCGTCGATGTGTTCGGCGATGAAGCCGCCAGGCGCAAGGCCCGACAGCCACGCCCCATGCACCGGAGCGAACTGGGCGAGCACCTCGGCGAAGCCGGGCACCGCCAGGCGACCGGCGTGCACGATGGTCACCTGGCGGTAGCCGTCGTGCACACCGGTCTCGGTGGCGCTCGACCTCGCCGACCACAACGGGCCGACGAGGTCGAGCAGAGCAGCGAGTTGGTCGGTGCCGACTCGCTGAGGGGTCATCAGGTGACGTTGAGGAGGCTGATCGCCTCGGGAACCACGACCTCACCACCGGTACGCCAGAAGGCGAAGAACCCGGCCTGGCCCGTGGGACGGCGGTTGGCGCCGAGCACGAGGTTGTCGTAGTAGACCTCGACGCCGACGCGGTCGACGATGACGTACGCCTGCTGCCAGTCGCCGTAGGCCAAGACGTAGTTGTCGGCCAGGGCGGTGATGGTGCCGTCCATGTCGCTGGTCTCGTAGATCGGCTGGCCGAGCAGGTTGGCCGGTGCGGCCGCAGCGAGCTGCGCCCACAGTGCCGAGCCGCCGTTCGTGTCGAACTGACGGATGCGGTTCATGATGGACACGTTCGCCATCCACGCCGACCGCGAGTTGCGGAAGCGGGGAGCGAGACCGGCCTGCGTGTTGTACACGTCGGCGACGGCGAAGGTGTCGGTCGTGGCCGAGGCCACCAGCGAACCGGCGGCAACCTTGCCGGTGATGAAGCCCTGCGGGGCCGAGGTGCCGTTGCCGGTCGTGAAGGCGGTGCCCTCGAGGCGGTCCTTGGCGTCACCGATCAGCGTCTGCACCTGCGAGGCGAAACCGCTGTCGGCGAGCACCTCGTACGAGCCGAACAGGTAGGCCGCACCCTTGAAGGTGGGGATCGCCGGCTGGGCGAACGTCGGCGACGCATCGGCCGCCTCGGCGCCTTCCGCCAGCCACTCAGCCGTGACGCCGGCCGAGGTCACGCCACGCCACTCGTTGGAGCCGGCGATGGTCTCGACGCGGGCCGCCTGGCGCACCGGGTTGTTCACGCCGGAGTTGGTCAGCATGACGCTCGGGTCGAGGATATATGGGACCATTGCGCCGCCATTGGCAGTCGTCAGGCTCATCGCCGCACGCTCGAGCAGCGGACCGAACGAGCGGCCCTGCGTCTTGACGAAGGTCTCGAACTCCTGCTGGTACTGCGGCGAACCGGTCAGCAGGATGTACTCGGCGATCTTCGGCGTGTGCTTGGTGCTGCGCTCCAGCAGACGGGTCGTGGCGTCGCGCTGCTCGTCGGAGTAGCTCCGCTCGGCGTTGCGCTCCACGGCGGTGATGGCCCGCTCGACGATGTCGTGGGCGTTGGCCGAACGGCCCGCACCCTCGATGTCGTACAGGTCACGGTCGGCGCTGCGCTTCAGCACCGTCGGGGCGACCACGTCGCGGCTGTCGCCGGTGATGGTCTTGATCTCGCCGCTGCGGATCGCTTCGATCTTGGCGGCGCGCTCGTCGAGCTTGGCCACGTCGGCCTCGATCTCGGAGTAGCGGGCGGCGTCGGCCTCGAAGGCGTCGGCCTGCTCGGTGGTCAGGTTGTCGGGGTCGATGTCGGCGAGTCGGGCACGGATGGCCTCGGCCTCGGCGACGAGTGCTGCACGGTTCATCGTGCGGTCTCCTTCGTGAGGATCAGGTCGCGTAAGCGACGCTGGGATGGGGTGAGGACCACGACGTGCCCGGTGTCGGGCGAGGAAGTGGGGGACGACTCGCTGGGCCCGGTGACGGGCGTGAGCGAGGCGAGCAGGTCGGCGAGACGGGCGCGCATGGCGTCGTCCTCGCCGAGAATCAGGGCGAGCTCGTCGTCGCTGAGCGACGAGAACTCCGAGCGCACCGCCACGATGGCGGCATCCGAGTAGGCCGGGAACGGCGTCGGCCCGTACTCGATCATCGCGATCTCGGTGCGTTCCTTGACCGCCAGGCCGTCGACCTTGCCGGCAGACTTCGTGGCCCGGAACTGGCCCGAGAACGACATGCCACGCAGCGCACCGCCCTCAGCGAGGGCGAGCACCTCATCGCCGAGCGGGGTGGCAGCGATGTCGGTTACCGTCCACAGGCCACGCCCGTCGGCGCGCACCTCGGCGGGCACACCGATCGGCATGGAGTACCGCTCGCTGGAGTCGCCGTGGATGGTGCGGCCGTGGTTGAACAGCACCTGGAAGTTCGTGCCGCGCTGGCCGATCGTACGATCGAACGCCGTCGGGGCGATCCGCTCGAGGTAGTGACCTTCCCGGTCACGGATCTCCTGATCGCGACCGAACACGGCCGCGTAGGCGAGCAACTGGCGGCCGGTGGCCGTCGAGCGCACCTCGAGGTCGTCCAGGGGCGCGTAACGCTCGAAGGCGAGCATGGGGCCTCCTCTGTGAGGGTCGGCCGCCGTCAGGCGGCGAGCAGGACGAGAGCGAGGGCGATTGCCTCGTCGTCGTCGTTCAGGTCCGGCAGTCGCTCGGTGAGCAGCCGGAACTTGTTGCCAGGGCCACCACCCGGCGACGGGGGCGGCTCGGGCGGTGTCGATCCCTGTGACTGCAGCAGTGTGAGCAGCACGGCCGCTCCCTTCGGCTACAGCGCCTCGAGCGTGGCGATGGTGTCCTCGGTGGTGGCGATCTCGGCGTCGGCAGCGGCGATGGCGGCCGTGTCGCCGAGGCGCACCGCTTCGGCCCGTAGCACCGTCTGACGAGCGACCCATGTGCGGGCCTGACGGATCAGGTCGTCGACGGTCATCAGATCACCATCGCCCGGAGCATGACCGTGCTGGTGTTGAGCACCATGTAGACGTAGTCGATCTCGGTGGCGCCGTCCACGTAGTGAACGTCGAACGCCGTGTCGCCGAGCACCGCAGCACCCTGGGTGTAGGTCATCGTCGACCAGCCGTCCTGCTCGGAGGTGACCAGGTTCAGCCTTAGCCAGCGGCCGGTCGCTTCCTTCTGGACGTAGATGGCATCGTTGAGGTACACGTACTTGCTGCCGGTCGTGTACGTCTCTGCCGCCGGGGCGTAGGTCACGCCGTTGACCCAGGTGTTGGCGGCGATGTCGTAGTAGTCGAGCACCGCCGAAGCGCCACCACGGAACGAGTAGATGCGGCGACCGGAGATGATCGCCGACTCGTTCGTCCACGCCGAGTCGGTCGACTCCCACGCCCAGTGCCCCGACATGCCGGCGCCCGGCGCGGCAGCGCGGGCGACGCCCGGCGTGATCGTCGTCCAGGTGCCAGCGCTGATCGAATAGCGGAACAGCGTGACGGCGTTGCTACCCATGTAGTAGATGAAGTCGTCGTTGCCCTCGATGTTGTAGACCGAGGTAGCGTCCGGGTTCGTCGTCCACGCCGCCGAGGTGGTCAGCGCCGTCGCCGTGTTGCTGGCAATGGTGCGGATCTGCCCGGCACCGGTGCCCGACACGATCCTGACCTGGTAGTTCGACCACTGGTTCACGGTCCAGGTCTTCGCCGAGTTCGTCAGCGTCGATGCGCCGCCAGCCGTGGCGGTGCCGGTGGCGAAAGCCTTGTAGCCGGTGCCCTGCCACGACGGGGTGGCGATGAGCTTGGAGTCGGTCCCGATTACTGCCGCTGGGGCGATGCCGTCCGTGGCGCCGGTCTCAGCCGAGGCCCAGGTGTTCGTCGCGAAATCGTAGAAGCGGAACACGGCTGCGGTGGTGGTGCCTGCGGCCGTGATGGCGTTCAGCACGTACCACCTCGGCGTGATGAGGCGGTAGGTCGTAGAGGCCGTGAACGCCGACGCCTGGGTCGGCACCGTGATGACCGAGTTCGTGCCGATCGCGTTGCTGCTGATCTGCAGCGTCACGCCAGCGTTCGGGCCGCCGGTGATGTGGATGCTGTACCCGCGCAGGTCGCGGGCCAGCGTCAGGTTCGTGTTGATCGTCGACGTGCTGCCACCCGTGGCGGTGCCCGACGGGCCGATCGCCGTGGCCGTGCCGCACGCACCAGCGGCGAACGTGCCAGCCAGCGCGCCCGACGGGATCTGCACCCACGCATCCTCTTGCGGGTTGTACAGGTGGTGCACGGTTGCGCTGGTGACGTAGAGCTGCTGCTGGCGGAAGTGGCGGCTCGACGAGATGAACGCGCCTGCCGCCGTTGCCGCTGGGGCGGGCGTGCAGAACTCCCATCGCTTCAGGTCGAGGATCTTGCGGTTGCCGTTGGTGGTGGGCATCAGGTCACGCTCACGTTTCGTCGCAGGGAGTCGGCACCGAGGCGCATCAGGGCGGGGATCTGTTCGAAGGCCGGGTTGCCGCCGACCTGCGTCTGGTTTGTGAGCGTCGCCAACGTCTGCGCCGCAGCCAGCGACGCCGTCAGTGCGCCCGTCTCGACGTTCACGCGCAGACGGCCGGCGGTGTCGGGCATCGCCTGACCCATCGAACGGGTCAGCGACTGGATCGCCAGACGCATCGCCTCGACCGCTTCGATCAGTTCACCGACGGCGTTGATCGGCATCGGGTTGGCCTCGGACACATCGACGGCGGTGCCGTCGTCGCCGATGCCGAGCTTGACGCGCTGGTGCAGCAGGCCGTCGATCCGGTCGACGGCGACGTTCTCCCCGGTGCCCGGGGTGTAGCCGACGAAGTCGGTCATCAGTCCTCCTCGACCATCTCAGCCGAGATGATGCGGCCGTCCTTGTCGCGCTTGAAGGTGACCTTCTTGCGCTCGGGCCCGTCGGACTCGGCAGCGGGCAGCAGCTCGAGTTGCACCGGGGGCACATTCACGACGACCTCGGCCGGGGCGACATTCACCACCGGGGCAGCGACGTCGACCTGCACCGGCGTCGGATCGACCGTGACGTTCACTATCGGGGCAGGCACATTGACCACCGGAGCCGGGATGATGATCGGCTCCTGGCGCATCTGCACGTCGATTGAGTCGGGTAGATGGAAATGCATCTCCGGCGCCGTGGTGCGCTCCTCGACGAGCGGCACCAGCATCTCCGAACGGGCGGGCTGATCGCCCGACCCGGGCGGCTGCAACTGCACACTGAACAGGCCCGAATGAGCCGCAGCGAGACCGTCGAAGTTGCCGTCGACCGCCGCCGACACCGCCGCCGACGGCGTGAACCCGGCGTCGACCAGTTGGCGAATCGTGCGGGCATGCGCCTCACGAATCGCAGCATCGTCGGCGACGTCCTCCTGCAAGAACGCCACGTCGGAAGCGTCGAACCACAGCCGTGCACCCGCAGGCGGGCGCACCAGTGTCGCCAGAGCGGTCGCAGCACTGCGCCAGTTCGGGCGCATCGTTCCATCAGCGAACCGGCGGCGCGCCTGGCCGTAGTTGCCCTCGTTCAGCGACGAACCGGACAGGCCTTCGCTGAGGCCGACGATCACCGGCGGCACGCCAGCAGCGGCGGCGATGCGGGTCTCGCCCGCACCCTGCACCGCCTTGATAGCGAGCTGCTCGAAGTTGGAGCCGACGACCTTCACGTCGGCACCGCCGCCGAGGGCGAGCGTCTTGCCAGCGTTCGCCGTGCCTGCAGCCTTCGACCGGATCACCTCGGTGAGCCGCTTGAACGTCTCCGGCGACACCGACGGATCGAACGAAATGACGAGGTTCGGCGTCGCCTGGTTGTCGAGGAATGACTGCTTGAAGTCTTGGATCGACGTGTCGATGTCCACGTCGGGCAGCACCGCCGACAGCCACGACATGCCCCGGAACTGGGCCCGAGGATCGGGCAGCGGCGCGAAGTGCGCCACCTCCTCCAGGTCGAGCAGCACCGGCTCGCTCTTGTCGTCCTCGGTGTAGACGTACCCGGCCTTGCGCATCCCGATCACACCGCCGAAGCGGTGCTCGACCGGCTCGAGCATGATCGTCACGCACTCCGGGCGCAGGCGCTGCAACTGCAAGCCGTCCGTGCGCACCAGTGAACCGGCGCTGATCCAGTACGAGTTGCCGCAGATCGTCGCGTCCTGCTCCATGCGGGCCAGCAGGTCGTCGGTCGCAGCACCGGGCCACGGCGACTCCAGCGGCGACAGGTCGGCGTTGCCGAACAGTCGGCGGCTGGCCAGATCCTGCCAGCGGAAGGTGACCTCGCTGAACACCTGCATGCGCACCGCTGCGCACGCGAACGCCACACCCGAGGTGCCGTACGCCTGGCGGGTCATGCCTGCCAGGGTGCGCTCGGTGTGCTCGCGAGACTTCGGCTGCTGCGAGAACCACGGCAGCCACGGCTCGATGAGCTTGGTGTACTCGGCGAAACTGATCTGGCTGCGCTCGGCCTCGACCTCGGCAGGCTTGCGGGTGCGGAACAGCAGACTCACAGCCCGGCCCGCCAAGCGAACACCATGCCGAGCAGACCGCCGACGATCCAGCCGGCAGCACCGGCAACCATCGCAGCGCCGATGACCAGCGCGGCCGCCGAAGCGATCTCCACTGCCGAGGTGATGCGCTTGTCCATCGTCACCTCACAGGTCGATCAGCGAGGCCCAAGCCTCGGATTCGGGGGCAGCCGGTGCGTTCCATGCGCCGAGAGCGAGTGTCGCGGCGACGAGTGGTGTGATGTCCACCGTCGACGCCTTCTGCGACCAGGCCCACGCCTCACCGACGGAGCGGATGTCGGCGCCGACCACGGCAGCGTCGAGTGGTTGGTCGCCGAAGTGGCGCACCTTGGCGTTGCCGACGGCGTCCTGCAGAGCAGCGCATGAGCGCAGATAGTCGGCCGTGGTCGACTCGGTGACCGGCACACCGGCACGCTTGATCTCGTCGATCACGCCCACCGACGGCGAACGAGGGTCGATCACGATCGGCACGCCGACCGCCTGGTGAGCGGCCTGCACCTCGGCAACGAGCCACGCAGTGCCCGGCTCCCGCCGGATCAGCTCGACGTACGGCAGACCGTCGGCGCACGCACCGACAGCAGCCACCGACGACCACTGGCCGCCAGGCCCGACCGCCACCGCCACCGACGTCGGCGGCTTGTCCAACTTCGACTTCGTTGCACGACACGCCTCCCAGCCGGGAAGGTGTGCGTGCGCACCGTCGTCGGCGACCACGATGCCGAGCCGCTCGAGAGCGAACCCTTCGGGCGACATCTGCACCAGCTCGGTACCGGCGATCCAGTCCTCGCTGATGCGGATACCGAGACCGGGATTCGCTTCGTACCACGCGTCACGGTCACGCAGGTCGGTGCCGACCTCGCACGACCACTCGGCGAAGAACATCCGGGGCGACTCGCCGGCCATGCCCTGACGGCGCAGGCGGTGTAGCACCACCGACTCCGGCAACGGACCAGACGACGTGTAGATCAGTTGCGGCGGGTCGGCACGCATCGACTGCGCAGACATCGCCGGGAGGATCGACTGCACCTGCTCGTCGAGCAGGAACAGCGCCTCGTCGAACACCACCCGGGTCGGCGAACCACCACGGGCCGTCTTGCGGCCGCGGGTGATGAACTCCAACCGGGCGCCGGTGTCCCGACGCTGCAACGCCTCTTTGCCGTTGGCGAAGTAGGCGTGCGTGACTTCGTCGAGGTCGGGGTTCGATCGCACCAGCGCCACCATGCGCTGCATGTGATCGGCGGCCGTCTTGGCCAGGTGAGCCGTGTGCAGGATGCGAGGCTCGTCGAGCACGTAGAAGGCGTAGAGTTCCAGCGCCTCGAGCACGGCGTTCTTGCCGTTCTGGCGGGGCAGGATCAGCAGCACCGTCGTGGCCAACGCCCGACCCGCTGCGTCCTCGCCGAGCATCTTGTCCAGGCACCACGCCTGCCAGTCGTCGAGCACCAGGCCGCACGCAGCGGCGAAGTCGACGGCGTCCTGTCCGGCGCTACTGACCTGACCCGGAGGCAGGTGCTGGAGTCTCGGCCGCTGAGCGCCGACGCGCTGCACGACGCTGCTTGAGCTCATCGGTGAGTGACTGCCTCTCGACGGGCTCCGGCAACGCCGCCAGATCGGCCAGCGTCGCCCGCAACTGCCCTGCCAGTTGCGGGAGCATGTTGTCGCTGCACGCCTCGATCGCAGCGGTGAGCTGGTCACGCAGCCGCTCCAGGCGTAGGCGGCGATCGTCGTCGGTCACCACCAGCGAGTTCCCTTCGGGTTGCGGGCCAGATTGCCAGCCATCGCACCGGCCCGCTGGTTGCAGGTCGAGTGCTCAGGCATCAGTGGCGCCGAGTTGTCACCGTCGACCGTGTGGCCGGCGTGCCAGGTGACCCGCTTCCACGGCACCAGGCGCTGCTCCTCGGCCAGCGTGCGACCGCACCGCCAACAGCGGGTGCCGAGATCGGCGTAGGCCCGCTCGCGAACCAGGCGGGCGCGCTTGTCGTACGACCCGGCGTAGTGGATGCGGTCCTTTGCGGGCATCGTCATGCACCTCCATGCATGCATTCATGCATGTTCATGCACCGATCATGCACCCCCGGTGAGCCTCGGAGAGAGAGACGAGAAGCGGCGGGGTGCTCTAGCAGGCGTTTCGCGTACGTGAACGCCCCGCCCCCTCCCCTTCATGCATGGCGACTGCATGGTCATGCATGTATGCATACAAGACCGATGCATGGCCCCGACAACGGCAACGCCCGCCGGTGCTGCTGCACACGACGGGCGACTTACCATGAGACTACAGGTTTCTGGTTTCATTGTCCAACATCGACGCAGGTCAGCGGCCAGGTTTCATCGAGCATCGACGACATCCCGAACTGCCAGCCCCTCACCGATGCGCCAGCGCCGCTCACGCTGATAGCACGCCGAGCACAGCCCCGCCTTCGCCGGGATCTCCTCACACGTCGGATCGCCCCACTCCATGCCGCCATCCCGGCCGGGCAGCGAATCGCGACACCGGGCGACAGCGATCGGTGCACGTAGGCCGATGGCCCGGTCGATCATGTGCGCCAGTGCGCCGATCATCTCGATGACCGCTTGGGCGTCCTCACGCAACGTGTCGAGCTCGGTGCTGAAGTGCACCCGACTGGCGGCGACCCGTTCGACAGCGGTGAGCGCCTCGACGTCGCTACCCGCGCCACGGGTGATACCGGCGCCGCTGGTGTGGTCGGGCATGCCGTCGAGCACCAGCAGCTCGCGGGCGAGGTGGCCGAGCGCCGACGGGTACGACGATGCCAGGCGGTCGAGCAGGGTGGCGGCTGCAGCGAGTTGGACATCGATACGGGTGCGGGTCATTGGTTGGCCTTTCATCAGAAGTCGTCCATCGAGGGAATGGTCTTGCCGGGGCTCACGCTGGGGCGCGCCCCCTCTAGAGAGGGGGCGCGCGCCCCAGTTGCGTCGGGGTACCGCGCCCCAGCGCGCCCCGCACCGCGCCCCACGTCCTGACCTGGGGTTTCGTCAACCGCGCCCCGGTGCGCCCCAACAATCGGGGCGCGCTCCGTTTCGCGACCGCGCCCCGCACTTCGGGGCGCGCTTTCGGGGTAGTTATCCACAGGCTGCAGCACCCTGCTTCGGCGTGCTTTTTGCGCCGCCCTGATGCGGTCGTTCTTCGCTGAGCGGCCTGCCGCCCGCAGTGCCTCGGCGGCCTTGCGCGCCGAGGCATCGACCGCCACACCGAGCGCATCAAGGTCGGCGACCGTCTCGGCGGTACCGGCGGGCACGGCGTCGATGCCGGTGCGGTAGTGCAGTTGCGGCTCGTCTCGCTGCATCAGCACCACCTCCTCAGGCACCCAGCCCATGCGCCGCTTCATCGCCTTGAGGGTGAATCCGCCGTCGGCTTTCATCATTCTCCAGACCACATCGACGTCGTCGTTCTTCGCTGAGGTGCCCCGCTGACCCTTCTCGACGTCCTTGCCAGCGTGATCGACCCGCAGGAACGCCCGCCCCTCGGCCTTCAAGTGCAGCCCGGTCCAGCGGTAGAAGTTGCGCACGGTGTCGGCGTCGTTCTCGTCGCCAGCGACGGCCCGGCCGAAGGTGTCGATGACCACCAGGTCGGCGCCGACGAGCTGCGCCAGCCGAGCGATGGCCTTGCCGCCCTCGGGCGCATCGGCGGGCGGCAACGACGGCAGCAGGGCGTAGTGCAGCCAGCCCAGATCCATCTCGGCGCTGAACCCCATCGCCGTGAGCCGCTCGGCGAGGTCGTCGGCGGTCATCTCGTAGTCGAGGTACAGCACCCGTCGCCGCTGCAGCGTCATGCCGTCGAGCCCGATCAGGCCGCAGGCGATCGAGGCGCACAGCCACAGGGCGAACAGCGACTTGCCGGTGCCGCCCGGGGCGAACAGCGCCGTGGCGCGCCCCTGGGCGATGACAGGCTCGGCGAGCCACGACGCCTCGGTGGTGTCTTTCGCCCAGAAGTCGCCCCAGTCGAGCAGCAGGCCCCGCAGCGAGGCGTCGTAGTCGCTCATCTCGTCGTCGATCGGCGCCTCTGTGCCGACGGGCACCACCGGGAGCGCAGCGACGACAGCGGCGCCTTCGTCGGCGATGATCTGGCGGGCCAGCGCCCGCTCGTCGCCGCCATGCGTGCGCGCCGCCTCGTACTGGAACCGGCTGTACGTGCGCTCGGCCTGGAGCCACGGCACGGCCGAGGTGAACACCTTGAGTGCGTCGTTGCCCTGCCAGCCGACGGTCGCCGACGTGCCTTCACGCCGGTCCTTGCCGGGCCGGGTCCAGTGCTGCTCACCGTCGGCGTCGATGTGGTGCAACTGCCATCCGTCCCGCTCGAGCAGGTCGGGCCAGGTGGTGCGGTCGTTCCAGCGATCGGCCGGCGACGACGACAGGAACACGTCACGCTGCCGGTTCGGTGCTGGTGCCGGTGCGCTGCGCTCCACCGGGGCGAGCAGGTCCATCAGCCATGCGGGCGCTTCGGCCATGTCGATCTCGCCGGGTGCGTGGCCGACTTCCCAGGCGTAGGCGTTGCCGTTGGGGTGCACGGTTGGGGCGACGACGACCTGGCCGCCTTCGCCTCGGATGTCGAGCCCGGCGCCGAGCCTGCCCGACTGGTCGTTGCGAGGCACCGCCCGCCCGGCTGGAACCAGCAGGTAGCGGTGTTCGCTGCCGCTGCCGGTGATCGACGTGATCGTCACCGGGAGCGGGCCGTGCACCTTCTCCAAGTCGTGCAGCGTGTCGGTGCCGCTGAAGGTGTCCCGCTCGTCGATGTCGAGCACGAAGAATCCTTCGCCGGTGTCGAGGTGGCCGGTAGCGATACCGACGCCGTGGCCCCGGTACAGCCCGTTCCACCAGGCGCCGATCGCTTC